GCTAATAAGACAAATCAGGAAAGAGTAAAAGAGATAGAGGTATTAAAAGGTCAAATTGAGGAGTTAAAACGCTCGACTGAAAATGCTGCCACACGAAACAATGCTTTAGCGGCATTAAGCAATGCTGGAGCGATTAATGCAGGTCAAACATTATCACTTTTGCAAGATAAATTGCAAAAAAGTAGTGATGGTAGGACTGTTATTTTAAGTGGTGGAGTTGAACAAGATTTAGGGACATATATTAATAACTTGAAAAACCCTGGTAGTGGTTGGGAGCATCATTTTAAAGCGAGTAGTGCGGCTGGCATGGGTGTAAAACCTAGTCCAACATCTAATGTAGCCCCAGGGCAAGAAAACCCTTGGAAAACGGGCAATCTCACGCAACAAATGATATTATCTAACCAAGACCCTGATCTAGCGGCTGTGCTGCAAAGAGAGGCATCCCAGTAACACGAACTCTGATGATTTTTTAACAAGTAAGTCTGTGGCTTGCGGGAGAAATCATCTTTAAATCTGTGATTTGAGTGGAGTGTGTTACTACCAAGTCTGTGGCTTGGCGGTCAAGTAACCCGTAAATTTTAAAGAGGCCACATGGCTGCTCCATTTCAGAATTACTCTGGCGGTGTTCTCTTAGCGGACATCGTAAAAAGAAATAATTTGGCTCGCTATGTCCAAGAGGCAATTAAAGAGCGTAGCCAATTTGTAAAAAGTGGTGCTGTTGTAAGAAACAGTTTCCTAGACGCTAAAGAAGGCGGTACTCGTATTCAAGTTCCTGAGTTCAATCCAGTAGCACCAACAGAAGAGGTGATGACTGGTGCGGCTAACTGGGGAACCTCAACTGCTGGTTACTTAACACCACAGAAGATCGGTACAGCAACACAGATTGCTTCTATCGTTCATAGAGGTTTTGCATACGCTGTTGACGACATTGCAATCTTGGCTGCTGGCGAAGATCCAATGTTGGCTATCCGTAATCAGTTAGCTGATGCAATCAACAAGTTGAACAACGCTCGTTTGTTCTCACAACTTGCTGGTTTATTTGGTACTGCTTTAAGTGGTAATGCACTTGATGTAGGTAAAGCTGCTGGTTCTGGTGCTGCTGAAGCTAACTATTTAACAGCTTCTACAATTGCTCAAGCTCGTAATAAGTTGGGTGAGCGTGGTGAAGAGCCAGATATTTTGGTTGTTCATCCAGCAGTTGCTTACTACCTCTATCAGGTAGGAATGTTAACTTTCTCTACCGCAGCACTCACCGCTTCTGGTGCAGTGACTTGGGGTGGCGGTGGTGTTGGCATCGGTGCTAAAGAAGTTGGTCAATTTGCTGGCTGTAAAGTCATCGTTGACGAAGCTGTTAACACTGTTGCTCCTGGTTCTTCAGGTCACATCACTGAGTACTACTGCTATCTCCTTAAAGGTGGCACAATTATGGAAGGTGTTCAGCAAGATCTAAGGATTGAAGCTGATCGCAACATCTTGTCCAAGCAGAACGTACTGTCTGTTGATTATCACACTGCGTATCATGTAATGGGTACTAAGTGGACTGATGCTGGAGACAACCCAACCAATGCAAACTTAGCGACTGCTAATAAGTGGGCTGCTACTTATGACATTGATTTGATTCCTATGGTTCAGATCACCGTTAACACACCATTGGATACAACAACTATCTCTTAATCTATACTTGGATTGGAGAGAAGTCGAAAAGCCCTCATCATTTATTTGGTGGGGGTTTTTTATGACGCTACAATATAGAGGAAATGTATTTTAAGGATTGTGGCTGCAACTATCGTTGCCACGTTGAAGTCAGCAACAGCTAATAGCTATGTGACTTTAGCTGAAGCAAACACTTATTTTGAAACCGTCCCAGATTCAACAACTTGGGATAATAAGACTGATGATCAAAAGAATCGAGCATTAATATCTGCTACGAGATGGATTGATAGTCTTAATTTTTATGGTGATCGTTGTGATGACGGGCAAGCCTTAAAATGGCCTCGAAATAATTATGAAGTTGATAATGTTGAACTCGCTTGTACTGCAATTCCTCAGAGTATTAAATATGCACAATATGAGTTAGCAGTAGCATTAGCGAATGAAACTGACGCAATGACGGGTAATAAGGGTACTGACGGTAATATAGAAGAGGTAAAACTGGGGGAAATGGAAGTAAAATACGCCACTCAGAGTCAGGGGATCGGAGCCGTAAACAACATTTTTGATGTTTATCCCTGGCTTCAAAGCTATCTTGGTGCTTACTGCTTAGGTGGTTCGGGTAGTCATCAGATCAGAACTGTAAGAGGTTAATTATGGCAGGAGCATTAGATAATTTAATTAAAAATGCAGCTAAACAAGTTGTATCTGATCTAGGAGCTTCCTTAGATACAAGCATTACTTATACCCGTAAAACTATGGGTACATACAATGCAGCTACAGGAAATCTAAACGCTGTTAAAACAAATTATGCTATTAAAGTACCCATTGAGTTTATTAACTCTAGTGAAGAGGGAGGTTATCAAGAAAATACAGCCAGGTTATACCTCACACCTGATCTAATAGGGGATAATCAGCCTCTTCTTCAGGACGAGATAACTCTGAACTTTTCTGGTTCTGCCAGAATTGCAAAAATAACGAATATAAGGACACTTAAGGGCGGTCAGGAGTATCTTTTTCGTGTTGATGTGGTTTTCTAATGACTTTAGTTAAAACTAGAGCAGCCCTAGAAGTTGCTATAAGAGACTCCTTAAAGGATAACCAACCTTCGGTTACAGTAGTATTTGATAATACTCCTTTTACTACCCCAGGTAGAATGAAGAAGTACGTCCTTGTAAGTATAGACTTCGATACAGCTACTTATCAACCTCAAGGAGCAGCCCAAACTTACTACACTGGTAGAGTTAGTTGCGGTATCCTAACTCCTAAAGATAGTGGAAGTAACGAATCTTCTGCTGTATCCCAGTCAGTCATAGACGGTTTAATTTCCATAAATGCTTCCGACTACACAGACACGTACTCTGTATCTCCCCGTGTTTCAGAAATATCTGGACCGTCTTTTACCAACAACGAAAACAACAGCCATTATTTAAGTACAGTGAGTTGTACTTTTACAGCCAATGCCTAGAAAGAAAACTTTAAATAGTCTTGCACAGGATATAGAAAGGGCCGTACAACAGGCTAGAACTGAGGCAACGAAAGAGATTGTTCATACTCTTCAACAAAAAGGACCGTGGTGGACAGGTAGTTTTGCTAAAAGTTGGGTAGTCAGTACTGCTCCTGTTATGGGAGGTGAACTAGAAAGAGAACCTAATCCTCCTTTCTGGAATACGGAAGCTATAAAAGAAGCTAGAAGACCCAGAGACAGTAAAAGACCACGATTCCCTGTTGTAAATATAAATCAGACTTTATACATAGGTAATGCTTCTGAATACGCTCTATTTGCAACGGGTTTCTGGGGAGAGAAGATTCACCACTTTCAAAATATAATGAATACAAAAGGTAAGAAAGTTACATACGCTCAACATGGCAGAACTAAAAATCTAACACCTAAAATAAACCCGAAACCTAGTTGGTACAGGATCTATTTGAACGATACGCAATACTTAATGAGAGATATTAATAGAGCTTTCCGTTCCAAGAATTTTGTTATACGGAAGACAGATAGGAAAACAACATTTAGGAGCAAGAATTACACGGGAAATGTAGGGCTATCAGGTAAGCCTTACAATTATCAACCGAAAGCCTATTTAGACTTATAGGTTATACTACAAGAGTAAATACAAAATTACATGGCTGCTGAACGTGCTATAGATAAGCTGAAAAAAGCTTACAATGTCGAAAATCGTAGTAGTTACGCTATTTATAAGGGAGAAGATCTAGTACTTAAGATCTTCTGGTCCCCTATAACTATTGCTGACAGAGACAAGATAAATACCACACTAAGAGCTATGGGTAAAGGAGAAGAAGAGGGTAGTCTTGATTTTGCGCTCCAGGTAATCATCGAAAAAGCACAAGATAGTGCAGGAAAACCTTTATTTACGGAAGCAGATAGACCATCTCTAAGGAGAGAAGTTCCTTTGAGCGTCCTACTGGATATAATGGCTAAGATGC